GCTAAGTTTAAGAAGAAACAGATTAGTAACTTCCACATAGCTAGTAATAAGCTTGGAGATTTCTTACAGAAATAATGTGGTTATATATCTGGTTGGGCATAGTGGTATTATACTGCTATGCTCTTTACGACTATCATAAAGATAGAATAAAAGAATCAATAAAAAACAATAAATCATGGTGAACGAAAAATCGGTAGACAGCTACCACAAATTATTAGAGTCTGGCACATTGAGTAAAAGACAAGCAGAAGTATACTACGCTATAATGGTGCTTGGTCAATGTACAAACAGACAAATAGCTCAAGCATTAAGCTGGGATATAAACAGGGTTACAGGTCGTGTATCAGAACTACGCAGCAAACATGTAGTAGTATATGCTGGCGACTATAAAGATCGTGAAACAGATAGAACAGTTAATTTATGGAAAGTAAAATGAAAGATCCAATTAGTAAATGGGCTAACGAAGCCCAGAAAAGAAACAAAGAAGATTTTGCACAAATGCGTGAAGCAGAGCTTGCAAGACAAGATTTGTTAGATGAAGCGTTAGACGCAATGAATGAGTTACATATACTAAAAGAACTTATTGAAGAAAGACTATCTCTGCATCGCAGACACATAGCAGACTTTGTTGATAATGTATATGACGAAACAGTTATGGCTAGGTTCGATGAACTAACCAAACTGAAATATTACTTAAATACTAAACTTAATAAATAAAATAATTATGAGCATTGTAATGATGAGTGCAGCTAGCGCTGCTGGTTTCTACTTGATCCTACGTAAAGTAATGTCAAGAAAAGCATTTTTAAAAACTAATGTATTATGGGATGTCCTGCTTACGCTTGGACTACCATTACTATTCCTGGGTACATTCTCAGGTATGATAACAGCTATCTTAACAGGGCTGATCTTTACCATTGGTACATCACTAATGAGAAAATATAATATCTAATACCAAAAACAATAAAACTATGTCAAATTTAATTAAAGGTAAATTCCAATCATTCGTTGATCCTAGAAATGGAACTAAAAAGATTAATGCGTTAATCAAACTTAAAACATTAATTGAAGCAGCCAACGAAGATGGCGAGGTAGCAATTACCATCATACCTCAAAAAGAGGAGAACATGGAGAATAAAAAGCACATACAAATGTATGGCGATCACTATGCTATCCAGAATACACATTATGATATTGCCAAAGGCAAAGCGATACGCAAAGCTAAAGAGCTTGCTCAATCAGTCATAATGAATCCTGAAATAAAAGAACTAGAAGCCGAAGCTGGATTTACAGATGAGGAGCTAGATATGTTATACGATAATAAATTAGATAATTATTAATATGAATAAGACAGTTAAAGAAAAAGGATATGATTACTGCGTAACGGTAATTAATTCATGCGAAACGAAAAATCAGCTTGATGATGTTAAAAATCTTGCTGAAAACTTTTTAAGAATTAATGGTGAAAATGCTATGGCAGAATATTTATTCCTACAGAATATGATATTCAACAAAAAATTAACATTAGATAATGCGCCAAGAGATACTAAATAAGCTACGCAGCATACAGAAAACTGTAGAACAGTTTGATGAAAATAAATATAAGCGCAACATGGGGCATCTCAAGGTTGAGCTTAAATACAGATATAATAGATTAATAGAAAAATTAAAAATTAAGTAACTATGGGACTAGACATGTATTTAACCAAGAGGACATATCTTGGTACACAATGGGAACACAGAGGTGTAACAGCAGAAATCACAGTAAAAAGTGAAGGTAAAACTGTTGATGTAGGTATAAACCCGCATGCAATAGAAGAAATTACTGAATCTGCTATCTATTGGCGTAAAGCAAACCACTTTCATTCATGGTTTGTAGAAAATGTACAAGAAGGAGTAGATGACTGTGGTCAATATCTTGTTTCATTAGATCAGCTTAAAAACTTGAGAGATCTATGTGAAGAAGTTATAAACAACAGAGATAAAGCTGACGAATTGTTACCTAGACAAGCAGGTTTCTTCTTTGGTGGTCAAGACTATGATGAATACTATTTTGAAAGTGTTATTGAAACCTACAATAACCTTAGAAATATAATAGACAACTATCCATCAGGGACATTATTCTATGTTGATTACTATTATTCATCTTCCTGGTAATGAGTTACGATAATTGGAAACTATCCAATCCACAAGACGATGGCTGGACCTCTGACGAGGTTACCAGCTGTTGTGGCGTGGAACAGATAGGAAGCAGTTTTAGTAATTGCTGTGACGCTAGATTCTGGGCAGAAACAGATATTTGTGGCGAATGTAAAGAACACGCAGACGAATATATGATATGTTCAGAATGCGAAGAAGACGATTCACAATATACTATGATTAGTGAATACGAATATAATGAACGCAGACGAGAGGATGCACAAGAACATAATAGAGATGAGTAATAAAAGACATTTGTACGGTAGACTAACAAAAGATGAAATTTTTGAATACGCAGTATGGTTACATGAAAAATGTAATGATCCTGTAGATGAAATCATGTGGCTAGTGCATCATTGCCTAGCTCCTGATAAAGAACATGTTACAATACAAATTAAAGAAGTTATTGAACATTTATCTAATCATGACGATTAAAGAAATGAAAGACAGGGAAATGAAAAGAGCCCTGAAACTATGTAAAACTGTAGAAATAGCAGCCAAAAAACTAGGAATTAGTTCAAGGTTACTTTATCTATTTAAAAAGAAAAATAAATTATGATTAAAAATCCAAGAGAATACTGGACTAAAGAAGTTGCAAAAAGACTTGAAGGTCGCACTATCGTTAAGATAGAATACATGCCTGAAGAAGAGGTAAAAGAATGGATGTGGTATAAAACACCAGTAGTAATACATCTTGACGATGGCGGTATGCTTATACCATCTATGGATGATGAAGGTAATGATGGTGGTGCTATCATTACAAATTATGAAAAACTAGGAACAATACCAGTGATATGAATCCTGAATTGTTGCAACATCCCAACGTACCAAAACCTTTACACGGTCTTGCCCCAAGAGTAATCAAGGGGCAGGATTGGTGGGATGTAAAAAGACAAGAGGCATATGCGTCTACCAACTATCATTGTGCAGCCTGTGGTGTACACAAATCACAGGCAAAAGAGCATCAATGGCTGGAAGCGCATGAAGATTATGAAATAGATTATGCTTTAGGTAGCGTAACTATTAATAAAATTGTTCCTCTTTGTCACTATTGTCACAACTTTATACACTCTGGTAGATTATTGATGGTTAATAGAGATAATTTAGATAAAATTAGAAAAGTGTTAGAGCATGGTATAAAGATATGTGAAGATAATTTTTTAAGTGTGCAATCGTATACATTAGAGTTAGCAGATAAACTTAATGTAGATTATTATTGCGGCATCCTAGAACAAAATATCACAGACTTTGCTGAATGGTCTGAATGGCATCTTGTATTAGAAGGTGAAAAATATTATACAAAATTTAAGAATTATGAAGAGTGGGAAAAACACTATCAAAGTTAAATTATTTCAAAGACAAGTCTACTATAAAGTAGGTATGATCGAAATAGATGTGCCAAATTTCCTCGATCCATTAGAAGAGGTAGATGAATGGCTACATAATAATGAAGAACTGTGGGTAGATAAGCTTGCAGAAAGTATGGACGAAGGTCCATTAGAACACGGCTTTGGTATGGATTCTTTGACTAATAGATGGTCAGATCATACAGAAGACTGTGAATATTTATACGAACTGCCTAGCGGAAACGGAGGGCACATTTAATAACATTATGGATAACAATCAAAAAATCTTTAACACATTGTACAATACAGGCACAGCTTGGTCTGTAATTAAAGAACCATTATTTACACAAGATGGTAAACAAACAAACAGCTACGGCTTGTTTCGATCTGACACAGATCAATGGCTAAGTACCGTAGGTGAACGATACGTTCCTATGCAGAACGCAGAGCTAGCCGAGATAATGGTTAGAATACAGCAAAGGTTTGGTGGAGAAATCAAAGGTAATGCTATGGGTAGAATAGCAGGTCAAAAGATATATTATCAATTGTCATTAGATAATTATAATATTAATGGTGACGTATTAAAACGTCACATAACTTGTCTTAACTCACACAATGGCTCACACGCTATTGGCTTTGGTTCTACCAATACAGTTATATCTTGTTCTAATACCTTTCACATGGCTATGAAAGATCTAACTAAGTTCAGACATACAGAGTCTGCGTCTAAAAGATTAGAGATAGCTGTTGAAGAGTTTGAAAAAGCTTTGATTCTTGATGAAAATCTTATGCTTACATATAAGGCAATGAATAGAGTTCCTGTAGATCAAACTATTATTGAAAATGTTATGCAAAAGATATTCAAGGTTGATATGAACAGTAAAGTAAGCGATAACTCAACTCGTAAGAAAAACCAAATCGAAGGATTTGGCAAAGCTTTGCAGCATGAGCTTGCAGCTAAAGGTAATACCTTATGGGGATTATTCAATGGCGTAACTTATTATACAAATCATATTGAAAACAGAGGTATTGATAACCTTATGACAGGCTCTGGCTACAAAAAGAACCTGATAGCTTTTAAAACCATTGAGGATCAGTTAATGGAAAAAGGAATGTTAGTTAATTTACAAGAGGTATAATGGAAGTAAAAGAACACAAAGTATACGTAGCAAATTATGACTGCTACTCAGAAAATGATTTTGAGTATGATGACTATACTCATGATATGGTGAATGCGCTAAAAGACATGGGTTGTAGTGTTTGGGACGTAGAAGTTTCAAATGGTAACTGGCGTGGACAAACAGGATACATGACATCAAGTGATCCTGAAAAGATAGCAAATGCATTGCTTATGCATGATGGAAGCTGTCGCACAGAAGTGTGGATGGATGGTGATGGACTCGAAGGAGTCTGTTACCACCATGACGCACCTACTGGATCTTGGTTTACAATTAAAATTAATGAAAATGAGTAAAATAGATGATTTATCAAACTACGTAACTGTTAATGGTTGGAAGTTTGAGTTAGTTAAACAAGACGTGGACGATGTATTTTATCAATGTCGTGGTGCAACAATGTACGATGAATACCACGATCAAGTACCAGAGCCAGAGCTTTGGGTGGCTGCAATGAAGTTAGAAACTATTTTAACCAAAGATGGTTATAATGTAAACGCTGATCACAGCGAAAAAGGTTGGGTTGAAGTAACTGTAAATGTTTAATTATGAAATACTATATAATAGAAGTTCAAAGAACATACAATACTGAAGTTATTGTAAAATGTAAAGACGAGAAAACAGTTCAGCGTATTCTAGACGCAACTCCAGACAGGAGAGATGACTGGGACGCACAAACAAATTTGTGGGACTATATTCTTGATGAAGAAATGCAGCAATGCGATGTACAAAATCAAGTCGCTACTATTACACGTGAGGAAATAGATCCTGATGAGTACTTAGGTATCTTTGATTTAGATCAACAAATAATAGAAGACGATGCCTAATTGGTGTTGGAATAATTTAACAGTAATGTGCACAGAAGAGCATGTTGCTGAACTACAAGACTTTGTAGAAAAATCCACAAGCATTAAAGATGCAGAGTTCTCTTTCGAGGGAACTTTGCCTCGTGGTGATCGTGAAGACTGGTATAATTGGTCTTTAGAAAACTGGGGTACTAAATGGGATGCGTGTGAATCATACATAATTGAATCAGAACCACAATGTTTTTCTGTAGGTTTTGATTCAGCATGGGCACCGCCAACAGAATGGTTGCGTAATATTATGGATGACTATCCTAACCTTGATTTTGAACTTGAGTATGATGAACCTGGTATGTGTTTTGCTGGTGTTTTGTATGTTCATGGTGCACAAGGAATGTTTAATGATCAATATTATGAAACAGATTCAGCGTCAGAATGTTGTGAAGCAAAAGTGTTTTGCGAAGATCAAGATGAATATACGCTTGAAGAAGGTAGTGAATGGCAATGCTCTGAATGCAAAGAAGAGTGTGAAACAATCATGATGAAAGATAGCGAAATAAAAAATTATGATTAAATTTAACACCCCAAAAAAATGTGATGCACGATGAATTAATTAAATATGAGTTAGAAACAGGTCTGCTTTCTAAATTACTTATGCACCCAGAACTCTACTATCAAAATGCAGAGAAGCTGAATGTTAATATGTTTGACAATATGTTTCATAAAAGAATTTATGATCAGTTTTTGGTAATGCAATCAGAGCAAAAAGATATAGATTTATTATCTATGTCTAATGCTCTTGGTTGTAACCATGAAGAAAACATACAACTTTCAAATGTATTTACTTTTGAATCACAGTTTATTTCTGTTAAATCAGCTATTGATTCATTGCATGAGTTAAGTAGAAAAAAAACAATGCATACCTTAATTACTGAAGCGCAAAATAAATACCTCAACGGAGAGTCTACTGACGAGATTATAGCATTTATAAATAAAATGAATGCAAAAATGATGGTCATTCAAGATAGTGATGTTGCAGATATTAAATTGCAGATGAAAGAATTTTTGATAGACATTGATAAAAGGATAGCATCAGACGGTATTATAGGTGTAACAACAGGTTATAAATCTCTTGATGAGTTTACTGGTGGTTGGCAAGGTACAGATCTTGTTATCATTGGTGCAGCTTCATCAATGGGTAAAACAAGTTTAGCATTGAATCTTGCGTATAACGCAGTTAAGCATGCAGATGCACCTGCACTTATATTTAGCTACGAAATGTCGGTAAATCAACTTATAATGCGCTTAGTTGCATTAGAGTCAGAGATACCAATACGTTGGATACAAAACGGTGAACTTAAAGATGAAGACATCAGACGAGTTCAACAGACAGCCAGCGACATAATAGAACGAAAGATCTATATCGATGAATGTAAACAAACATCATTGAATTATTTAATCTCTAAAACTAGACAATATGTACACAGTTGCGGTATTAAGCTTGTGTTTGTTGACTACTTACAGCTTGTCACAGCGAGTACAGGATCAAAAGGAACCAGAGAGCAAGAAGTCTCAAAGGTTGCTAGAGCCCTCAAAAACCTCGCTAAAGAACTAAACATTACAATTGTTGCTTTATCACAGCTCAATCGTGGTGTTGGTTTCAGAGCTGAAAGCAAGCCAACATTATCTGATCTGAGAGAATCAGGTGAGATAGAACAAGCAGCAGATGTAGTTGCATTAGTTTACAGGCCAGAATATTACGGTATCAATCAAGATGAAAACGGAGAATCTACACAAGGCAAAGCACAGATTATTTTTGCCAAAGGACGTAACATCGGTGTTGGTACTGTTACGCTAAACTTTATTAGCGAACTGACTAAATTTAAGGAGAATACCTTAGATTTTTAAGTATAATTTTAGTAAATTTATACGTGGCCAAACACACAAAACTAAGACAAATAATTGCAGAAATTGCACACGACTTAGGTATTGATAAGAAGCTTGTCAAACGAATACTTATTGCAGTATTTCGAGAAGTAGGCTTTGCTATTATACTAAGAGGTCGTCCTGTTATGTTCAGGAAATTTCTGAAGATCGTATTTGCGATACGTGCAGGTAAAAAGACGCACGAAATGTTTAATAAATATGAAACACGAAAAAAATAAACTATGGCAAAATTAAAAACAGTTAACATTAAAGGTAAAGAATACGTTGAGGTTAACGAAAGACTAAAACATTTTAGATCGAACTACAAAAACTGGTGCTTGACATCAGACATTGTAGAACTTACAGATGATCGTTGCGTAATCAAAGCTACAATCTTTGACGACAACGGTAACATACGCGCCACAGGTCATGCGTATGAAAAAGAGGGTTCATCCTTTATAAACAAAACAAGTTTTGTAGAAAACTGTGAAACATCAGCCTGGGGCCGTGCTTTATCTAATATTGGTATTGGTATTGACACATCAGTTGCTTCTTACGAAGAGGTAGCTAATGCTGTAAATCAACAATCTGCACCAGCAGCTAAACCAAAACTTGATGAAGATAAGTTTAACAACATGATCAAAGCTATTGAAGCTGGAAAAGGTGATGCTGTTAAGGCTAAAATGCCAAACTACGACATACCAGAACATATGTTGAAAGTATTAAATGATAATCTCAAATCCAAATAATTATGAGTAACGTAATTGCATTTAACTTGGCTGAGTGCCAGGTAAAACCTACTAAAGTAGTAGAAAACAAAACATATTTTAAAGAAGGTGCTCACAGATGCCAAGTGTTGTCTGTGTCTAACTCTTCACAAAGACAAAACTATAATGGTGCGCCATATATAGAATTTGATGTTGTAAACGCACAAGGCGAATATGGTAGAGCAAAGTTTTGGGCAGTCAGAGAAACTGATGCACCTAAGTCTGCTGAATGGAAAAAAAATACACTACACGAGTTTCTTACAAACTGTGGTGTAAAGGACTTTTCTAATGATATTGAGTCTATTAAAGCAGCTGTAGGATCATGGGTAAACATTTGTTTTACGTTTGAGGAATACATGACTGTGAAAGATGGACAGCCAGTAAAAAGAAAAGCTGTTCGTTATCGTTGGTCTAGTGCTGATGGTGCTAAAATTAAATACGATCCTAAGTACAATAAGCCTATTTCACCACGAGATGAACAAGAGTTTATTGAATCCAACACTACACCAGTTATGGGTAGCTTTGATGAAAAGGGTGATAATTTGCCATTCTAAATAATTTTGTAGTTTTGTAAACCAATTGCAAAACTATGATCTTCATTCAAGGTAATGTACCTTCAAGTAAAAACTCTAAACGTTGGACTGGTAAAATGCTTATCAATTCTAAGACGGTTATGAAGTACATTAAAGAAACCAAAAGTCAGTATGAGGAGAATCGCATTAATTTTCAAGAGATGATAGCAGGGTTAGAGTTCCCTGTTGTTGTTTCGTTTAAATTTATACGCGGTTCTAAACATAAGTTTGACTACATAAATCCTGCACAAACTGTACAAGATCTTATGGTAAAAAATGGTTGGATAGAAGATGATAACTGTGACTTTATGATACCTACTTTTGTTCAGTATGAGTATAATAAAGAAAATCCAGGAGTAGAAATAAATGTTTATGGAAGACAAAACAATACCATTAGTTGAGTTTTTAGACTCATATGTGGTAACTAACGACATTGATAGAAAATTGTTTTTATCACCGAATAGATCTAGAGATATAGTAGATGCACGAATGATATTTTGCGCTGTTGCTAGACAAGAGGGTGGATACACATTAAAGCATATAGGCGAAACTCTTAACAGAGATCACGCTACGGCTTTACATGCTATTAAAAACTATAAAATACTATCAACTGTAGATAAGAAAATCAAACAAGACTATAATAAAGGTGTTACTTTATATAGAACATTATCATATAGACCACGTTGGACAAACGCTGGTTTGATAGATACATTATTCGTAAGCAATCAAAAGCTTAGAGAAATGATCCAAATACGAGATGGTAAAATCTCTGTATACGAAGACAAGATAAAGTCTTTGAGAAATCAATTAAAAACTATTATAAATTAATTATGTCAAAAACACAAAGAAAATCGATTAACATTGATGGCAAGGATGTGAAAGTATCCAACAAAATTTATGGTGTTATTCAAAACCTTACAGAGGCTTTGAAGCAGCATGAAGTAGCTTTGCTTACTTGGGTGCACAAAGTCTTCAATGAAAAAACTGAGCATACTAAAGATGAAGTATTGATACAACAATACTGTATGCAGATACCTGATGCACCAGGAATATTATCAAGAATGAGACAAATAGATGAAGAAGTTGCCAAGAAAGGATCTGATGAAAGCGCAAATCCAGGTGGAGATGCAGAGAATAACGGATCTTCTGATACAGAAGAATAACGCATACGGCAACTCTGCAACACAACCAGCTAAAATCTTTTCAAAAGGTGATGCGGTTGAAAGTATTAGTGCTCGTATTGACGATAAGTTGATGCGAATCGCTAATAGAGGTATTAACGAAAATACATTAGATACCGTGGATGATTTAATAGGATATTTAGTTCTGTTGAAAATTGCATGGTTTGAAAGAAAGATGCGAGATAGTAAATAACTATCTTTGCATAATTCTTTGGACGTTCTGTCCTAGTGTTTTTCATAGTTTTGTTTGGTTGTGGTATCCTGGTTAATAGCTGGGATACCCATATCTACACAAATGGAAGAAATACAATATTGGCAAATAGATAAAATAGAATCTTTATTACAGTTATGTCCATATGATGATGACACAAAAGAATCTATTTATAACAGCATTCCTGAAACAAGAGAAGAGGCTGATGAGCTTATAAAGCAACTCTGGTTTGATCACATACCACGTGATCCTAGAGATCAATTTGACAAAATGATGAAAATGAATACATTAGTTAAAACGGATCATAAATACGAATATGTATGTAATGACTGTGGAGAGAACTGGATAAGCAGTACAGAAGACACACTTTGCACAAGCTGCTTAAGTCCCAATATAAAATCGCTAGATGATTAGTAAACAAGACCAACAGGACATAGATTTAGTTTTATGTATAGCAATGTTTAGATGCTTTAATGAACAATTATATACTTTAGTTGGTAAAGACTCTAAGATGGCTAAGAAAAAGTTTAATAGACTAATTAAAGTAGCTAAAATGTACGATGATGAGATTATTA